GTTCTTATTAAACTTAACCTCTACTTCATCCTTATGAAGCTCTTGAAGTTTGTTGAAAGGAGCCCAAGCTCTAAAGTAAGCGCACCCACCATCATTAGCTGGGACTACTAATATTTTTAGCTTGTCCTGCTTTTTGGTAGCCTCTGTTTTTTCCTCTAGCTTTTCCATATAAAAAAGGTGGAAGACTTTGAAGTCTTCCACCTTATAATAGTTGTGTTAGTAGTCCGATTTAAAATCAGATTACATTTTCTTCTTCTTCAAATTCCCACTCTTCGGCTTCAAATGCAGCCTCACTCTCAGGAGAGGAGTGGGTCATACCTAGAGCAGCACCAACACTAGAAACTGCTGCTCCAACATCAACCTTCTTATCAAGAGGTACAATAGAACGGAAAGCGTTTACATAGTGCTTACGCTTTCTACGGAACAGCAATACAAGTAAAGCTTCCCACCCAGCTAGGCCAGGAATAAACCCTTTAGCAATAGCCAAACCAGCATCAAAAGCAGTACCGATAGCGGTATCTCCTAGAGCCCCAGAAAGGGGAATGTGGGCAGACTCTTCACTAGCAAGATCTTCCTTATTTACAACCACAACCTGAGTTCCCTCAGGGATTGCTTCACGAACTGCCTCTGGCAGTTGGTCCATCGGTACAGGGGCATATTCTACTCCAGCAGCTACATTCTCAGGGGTAGTAACCACTAGGTCACTATCCTCAAAGAAAGATTCGTAAGTGCGGCATGAGCTAAACCCAGCCACCATAATAATCCCTAAAATAAGGGGAGTAATAAAATTTTTCATGACATTAATCTTTTTGTATAATCATCGTCAGACACCTCTTCTGAAGTATCCTCCTCGGGTAGAGAACGCTCTTTTACTCCCATAGCGGGTCGTAGTACTTGCGCTGCCTCTTTAACTGCGTCATACTCTTCAAGTTTCACTAAACCGTGAACATCATGAAGGGATGACATAACCTCTGCAATAAGCTTCTTGCTTCCAAGAGAGGTTGCTTTAGGACGGAACATAGACTGGTCGTACTTAGGCCAACCACCTTCTTTCTTCATATGAAGTTTGAAGTCATGTCCGATTTCGGGATCAAGAATACCGTTATCAGAATTCTCAAAGAGATCTGCGTAATCAGGATCCATCATAGTTTCCACTATCTTTTGGAAAAGAATTACTCCAATGGAGAAAATCTTAACCTCTTCCGAAGCTCTGTCAAAAACATTCAAGTAATAACGAGAGCGGGGTTTGATCTGCCTAGCAAGTGCTTCGTCATCTTTGCTACCAGTCTTCCAAAGACCATAGTAAAGATCACACAAAGGACACTTCTCACCATGAATCTTACGACAATGAAAGTTCTTAACACTATCATCCCCTTGAGGGACACGATGAATTTTAGTCTCCGCATAGAAGGTATTTTCGGAGCCATCCTTTTCAGGAAGAATTCGCAGATAAGATTCACCTTCCTTCACTTGGTAAAATTTTGTCAGAAAATCCGCACTGCTAGATTGAGTGGGGTTAGTAAGTTGTTGGTGCTTCGCACGAAGCGCATTTAGGTCAATAGCCATAGTTTTAGTTTCCTTAGTTGTCAGTCATTAATCATTCTTGTCTCTGCTCGACTGTTAGCAGAAAGCTGTATTAGTAAGTCCTTTCGGTGTTGCATGGAGGTAATCAAAGATTTGAGTAGTCCATACTTGTAAGTTTTTTCTTCAAGATCCTTCTTCATATCCTGAAGGGTAATATCAGTAGATACATAGTCTTGAATAGCAGCGACAGTAGTTTTTGAAAGAGTATTCCTTGCCGAATTCTTTAGTTCAGCTTCGTAAGCCTCAATCTCATTAGCACACTCTTTACTCTTTCTATTGGCGTACTCGCTTAACCCAGAATAATAAGAATACATAGTAGAGTGCCCCATAAGCTCTTCTTCTATAGAAAACTTATCAATTTCAAGAAGAGATTCAGAAAGGGTAATGTACAATTCCCAATCAAGGTCTTTGTATGCTTTAATTAAATCGTTAGCTCTCATAAATTACTTTCCACAAATCAGGGTTTAACTTCTTGAATAATAATAGTCCTCTAGTTGCCTGTTCTACAATAAATTCATTAGTTATTTTAATTTCTTCTTCAGTATCCTCATCTGTTGCCCTAACGCCCATTGTAGAAAATATAATATGGTTTATTTCGTGTATTAAAGTTATTATTAAGACCCTTTCAGACATATTATCATCTAACAATATCTCTAATTTATCAAAATCAACTAAACCTAGACAATCTTCCTTATCACTTTTTAAAGTCTTCTTAAAAAAGATAGGGAATACTGACCACCCATAATCTACCTGACCTATATCCTTAATTTGTTGTTTCAGATTCTTGGTCGGCATCGTTCAGTTCTCTCATGACTAAGGTATTATAATTAACAGACATTGGAATAAGAAATCTAGCCTTGCCATTTCTAGCTTTCATAACATAAGTTCTCATAAGACCCTCATCAAACTCCTCCTCATCTTGATTAAGAGAAATTGCTAAATCTACTACCCTAAACTTACCATAGGAGTCTCCTAAATGCTCATCAGTAATAATATTTGCAGATCTCCCTGCCCTATTAGTTTGAGTAGCAGTCCATAATAGTATATCTTTCTCCACAGCCATGCCCCGTAGCTCCTCTGCTATCCTCTGTTGGCCTTCATACTCACTCATACCGTCTCTAAGAGGTCGTAACAGTTCCATGTAGTCCAATATAACTACATCAGGCTCAAAATCCTCATAGCTCTGTAGTTGATTAAGGTAAGACCTAATAGAATTTATATTAGCCATACCAGTAGGGAACTCTTTAATCCTTAAATCAGCTTTATTAAGAGTTTTCTTAAAGATGGAATGTCTTTGTCTAAGTAATTTTTGACCTGAATCCTGTCCCAAAGTAATTTGAGGGATTAATGTGGCTATTGAATCAATTCTTTGGGCAACCCTATCCTCACACATCTCCAAAGAAATATACACTACCTTAAGATTGTTTATCAAACAAGTAACAGCTTGATTGGCTAAGTACAAAGACTTACCACCACCAGGAAAACCAACCACCATGGCAAGTTCCTTTTTCCTCAAGCCTCCCCCTGTTAATCCTCTATCTAGGCTGGGTAGACAAGTCTTAATAAAGTCCCCTTCATTAATTGAAAGCAAACGCTCCCAACGAGCATCTACATCTTCAAAGTAATTCTGCCCGAAATCTTGCGAACGAGCTACTAGCAAAGCATCTTTAACTTCTTTCTCGATCTCATCAAAACGGCCATCCTTCATTAAATCTACAGACTTGGTAATAGCCTGCTTCATGGACTCCCTTTTGGCAAATTTCTCTACACAATCAATAACAAACTCTGGGTTGTTACAGGAAGATGCATCTAAATTGTTTACAAGATATAGCTCATCCTCATACTCGGAAATACTCTCTGAGCCTTTCTTCTTATCCTTACAAAACTCTAGAAGGAAATCATCATTAGGTAACTTATGATACTTGCGAAAGAACTCAGAAATACCATCGTAAAGAATACCGTGAATAGGGTATTCAAAGAACTCACTCCTGATTAGAGGAGCAGCCTCATTGAAAAAGTCTAGACTGCTCTTTGCAAGGTTTAAGATACCTCTCTGAATGTTGTCTGAAAAGTCGTACATGTAGTATATAGTTATTTGTTATTTAAGTTTCTGTATCCAGCATGATTATCATACATGGAGTTGCGTAGTTTTTTGGATATTTCTTTTCCATTTTTTATTTCTTCTTGTGTTTTTCTAGTAAGTTTCCCTTGTTCATGTAGGGTATCTAATGCACCTTTCTTTAAAGTAATTTTCTTGTAAGGGGAGGTTTTTTCTTCTGCCTGTTTTTTAGCTATATCCACTAAACCCTCATGTACCTCCTTAGCCTTAGCCTTGTCCTTATATACTAGATTGTGTTGGTTCCTTTTTACAGTATGAAAATCACAACCATTGAAAATAACAGGTATATTGCCCCAATGCCTATCTTTTAATTTTTTACATTCAGGACAATAAGAACGAGAAGGGGCCTTACTCATAGGGGCTTCTCGTTCCCAAAGTACTTTACAATCGTGACAAATGAATTCGTATATAGCCATGTATTATTATAGACACCAAGGAGGCCCACATGGAGCATTTCCTACCTCAATATCGAAATTATCTATAGCAGGACCAGTCCAAGGTATTCCTGCTGAAAGATCAGGGCAATCACCCAAACTTCTTCTTCCACCGCCTGTACTAAAATGAGGCAAGCCACTAAGAGGAATGCAAAGGTCATTCATCCAGGCCGAACCTAGGGATGCCGTATCTGTCTGAGTGTTATAGTCAGGAAGACCTCCTGTAGGAGGGTTAGTACCAGGAGGACCCATAAGCTGATTAGTATAATCCCAGTAGTTTCCTGAAAAAAGCATTCCAGAAAGTGTTCCAGATAGAGTTAAGTCGTCACCACCCGAAATTAAATCATGACAGTCATTTGCCCCAACACTGCCCCCGAAACTGTGGTTAGAATATTCTCCCCACCTATTATCCGCAACTACAAAGTTAAGCATAGGTTTAGGTGCGTAGTTACTAGAGTTATTACCATAATAACCAAGGCATTGACAGGAATCTTTATTTACAAGTCTGTAATCTCCTTTCATAGGGTCTTGCTCAGAGGAGGAGTTTGAAGTATATCTTCCTCCAGGTTGGTTATCTCCAAATTGATGTTCGGCTTCTAAAGTAGGTCTAAACATAAGATCACAAGGACGATCATCTTGATTAACCCATCCCCAAGCCGCATGGTAAGTATTTCCACTACATTGAGCTTCATCCCACCCACCAGCTACAGTAGCATCTCCAGAAACAATAATTCCAGAAGCATCAATATAAGACCAAAGCCTACTAGGCACTTCCCACCAATAATCTTCACCAGACTTCTTGCATATTCTCTTTTGTATACTAAGGTTTGGATGATCTACACTTGACGCAATGAACTGTTTTGCTTCTGTAGGCGTACCAAAAAACTGACCAGAAGTTAAGCTAAAGCTCTCAGAGGCAGAAGTAGAAGTAGCAAGCCCCCCACTAACAGAGAAATCCTGGAACTTTTCGCCCATTCCATAATATATCGCACTATTTCCTCCCATAGCCCAGTTACCTACAAATCTTGCATTAACAAGACTACCTTTAGTCTGCCCAGCAATGTAAACAGCATTAGACTTATAAGGAGAAATATTGAAATTTCCTGAATCACCAGGATTTGGCATATCTGCGAAGTTTCCAATAATATCAATCCCACTAGAATGTGAGGTTGTCTGGAACGCATCTGCGTGGGCTCCTGCCGCAAAACCATTGTGATGTATCCAGTTACCTGCACAACAAACATCAAGTCCACTATTCTTAATAGCGTCTCCACCACCTTCTGAAATATTGCATCGTTTAACAGTACAACCATTTCCAGTCAGTATCACAGTAGAAGTACCACCTTTAATAAGTCCATCTGTAATTAAAGTATTTGTAGGGTCAGGATTGCTCCCACCATCATTAGACTGAATTCCATAGGATAAATGACCTGATTTCTTTTTATAATTATACCCAGTTTGTGAACTGTTATAATACATGCTAGGTCCTGCGCTTGTATCAGTAGTCCCTAATCCTTCTAATGCTACACCTGGATCATAATCATCAGTACTATTATGTAAGTCCCAAAGCCTTTGTCTTGCTGCTATGGCAGCAGGAGTGTTAACAATAGAGGGCGCACCCATGCAAGCATCCATAATAAAGTTCCTAAGAGTTACTCCAGCAACTTTAATTTTAATAGGCTTATAACTAATGAAATTCTCATACACCCCTGGGGTTGTTATTTCTATCCTACCAGTACTTAAGCTATCCAAAGAAGGGTATAGTAGAGCGAACCCGCTAAGTTCAATATCAGGATCTATATTATGTGCATTAGCATTATAGGGTGAAGAATTCTCTATTTTAAAGTAATCATTGTTAGGCCCAGTAGTTGATTTCCAAGGAATTACCCAATCCATACCAAGAGAAGAGACTAAATCCCCTGATACTGGGCCTCCTGCAAAATTAATAATAGAATTTATATGACCATATGGGGCCATCCTACCAGGAGGATTAAGATTATAATCAAATTCCTCGGTTGCTACGAAGTTTGTTCCAGCAGAAGCAACCGTAACATATACAGAAGCATCATTAGAAAGCTTACCGTGGCTATCTCTAAATCTATAAGTAAATACATCTACGCCTTCAGGAGTACTATCAGGCTGATCAAGTGCAGAATAAGTTATCTTTCCTTCATTATTGTCCACGGTCACAGTACCACTAAGAGGGGCTATAGATCCAGGGAAGACAGTCCTTAAAGTTGCTACATCAATAGTTTTGCCACCAAAAGCTTGATCATTATGTAAAACATCTAATACTTTTACGAAACCGAAAGATGTACTATAGTGATCATTCCAGGCATAAGGAGGAGTCGCAAAAGTCCCTCCAGGTCTACCTTGTTGTCCACCAGGAGGAATTTGATTACAAGTTAGATCACCCTCAGGGCCATCTAAATAAAGATCATAAGGCATTCTATTGGGAAGGGATGTATCCCAAAACCTTAATCTGTAAATTCCACCATCCCATTGCCTACTACCAGAGGTCCCTCCAGCATGACTAGAATCAAAAAGACTTAATATGTAAGAATCATTCCAGTTATCAAAAATATCGTCATAAGTATAATCTATAGGCAAATCAATTTCATTAATCTCCTTAAGGCCTCCATCAACATAGATGCTTACTATAACCTTTGCAGGTAAGGTATCATCAGGAGCTACACCTATACAATTTACTGTTACATGTTGCATTAACCCACCTCCACTTAAGCAGTTAGAGGCTACAGTTGCTTGATGACCCCAACCACCAAGATCAGTGGACTCATTTGTTGCTCTAAGCCTTACTTGAAGGTGTTGACCATTATATGGGTGACCTACACTTCCTTGAAGAATAGAAATATTACAATTAGAATGAGAATTATTGCCAGTATCAGGGGCGATTTCAAGTATTCTAGGAGGACCTGTATCAGTGAAATCATGAGGTGTCATCCAGAAATCAATGGCGAATTGTTTATTAGTCTTAACACTACTTATAAAAGGTGCTAAAGTGCCTCTGGCATTTCCAGTAGACCCACTTGTAGTAATACCAGAAGTACATACGGAAAGATCTCTTACCCATTCCCCTCCAGTTTTAGCGAGGCTAGTTACTATTTGATTAGGGGCTCGGTTCCATACCGTGTTTTGACCATATTCTGAAAAATCATAATCAACGATAATATGATCGTTGTAAAACATAGACCCATTTCTTAACTGATTCTCATTAGCATTTGCAGGTACCACCCCCGTTCTAGCAGCTACCCACGCCAATGCTCTATTGTAAAGGATTTTACTTCTCCCTAAATAACGATCTCTATAACCACCATGCGTATTCCAAGCCATAATAAATACCTCCAAGTATTCATTAGTATGTAGAATACTTGGAGGTATTAACTGTTAATTATTCCTCAAAATCATCCCCTTCTTTGGGTAATTTTTCAATCTCCGCACCCTCCTCCTGTGAGGGAACAGGCTTGCCCGTCTGCGGTAACGACTTCTTTAATTTGTTGCATATATTTATCGACATTTTCTTTAGTTAAAGGTATTGCTTGTAAAGGTTCATTTCCATGACTCCCCGCACGATAAATTGTTAAACCTTTCATGTAAGGCATAAAATCTAAAGCTTGGTTAATCAAATCAGAGGATTCAAAGTCCTCTGGTAAGTTAATAGTTTTGCTTAAGGCTGAGTCTATATAATGTTGAATAGTGGCTTGTACTCTCATGTGGTCTTCTGGGGTAATGTCATAAGCACCGACAAAAGCGCCCAATTCCTTGCCCTCATTATGATACTTCTGGAACAAAGGGTCTACTACAAGAGTTTCTTTCCACACATTACCTTGGCGGTACCTTCTCTTGTACATTGCAGAAAAGATAGGCTCTATACCAGAGCTTACGCCCATCAACATGGAAATGGTCCCAGTAGGAGGAACCGTCAAAAGGACTGCGTTTCTTATACCGTACTTACGAAGGTAATGTCTTATTCTAATAGGGAGAGTTTTACTAAACCCCTCTTTCATGTATTTGTCCCTATCAAACGCAGGGAAGGGCTGCTTGTCTCTTGCTAGGTATATTGAAGTTTTATAAGCCTCATCCCTAATGGTGGAAAATAATCGTTCAAGAAACTCTAAACATTTTTCGCTACCGTAGCGTAAACTAAGTTTAATAAGCATGTAATGAAGACCTAGTACACCAAGCCCTATCCTTCTAGAATTGTGCCCTACTTCTTGACATTTAGGAATAGGGAAATGATTTATAGTTAAAACATTATCTAAGAAACGAACACCTGTTCTTACTGTCTTCGCAAGTTTAGGCCAATCAACTTCTCCATCCTCAGTTACCATGTTGGAAAGATTAACATTACCTAAACAACAATTCCCATAACTGGGTAGGGGTATCTCACCACACCCCTGAGAAACAATACCCTCAGAAATCCAAGTATCCGTAATAGGTTCGTATAGATCATAAACATCTGCAAAACCATCCTGTTCAATTTTTTTAATTTTTGTTCTATGAGTATTAGTACCTAGCTTCCCAAAAATAACTGCTTTTTTTATTTTCTCTCTCTTTTCTGGGTGAGAAAGTTTTATATTATTATGGAAAGTAACTATATTACTTGCATTAACCCAAACATCATATTTTGGAGAATTACTTTTTATTTTTCTACCATCGTAGGTATGCTCTTTCCTCTCCTGCTCATACATTCTAGCATGAATACCAAATAATAAAAGAATCCTTTTAACATCTGTTGCTAATCTTTTACTACCAGAACAAAAACGAATATGCGGCAAAGATCCCTTTAAATTTACTGTCCCATCAGTAGAAAATAGTCCGTCCAGAAGCCCTGAGAGGAATTGCTTGTTAGTATTAATATACTCTAAAGGAATATACTTATAAATAGCCTTACACTTAGGTATACTAGACTTTTCTAAAAGATGAACTACTTCGCTAGTAGATCCATAATTTAAAGTAACTGCTTTAGTTTGTCTACCTCTAGAATCATAATAATATTCCTTTGTTGTTTCCCCGAACACATCTTCTAATAAAGAATTCCATTCAACTTCTTCTATATTAGAAGATAATTTTAATCCCTTACTTTTTTCAGTAAAACAACCGTCCCCTAGTACAGTTCCTAAAATAAATCCATATTCTCTATCTGAATACTTCGATGGTTTGTTAGGAACTTTATTGTTTGGCATTTGTCCTGTAGCAACTCTTACCGTATCCCCTACTTCTAAATCTTTAAGAGAAAGCTGTTCCCAAAACTGATTAACTCCAGTACCCTTTACTGCATAAAACTTATGGGCCAAAGTACAAGATTGTTCCGATCCGTCCGAGAAAGTTACCTTAAAAACAGGAAAATTTTCATGTTTTTCAATCTCTTGAATTGGTCTATCAATACCCTCAACTGTTGTAATCTCATCCCCTACTTTAAAATCTTCTACCTTTTTATACCCGTCTGGGGTTAGAACTAATGATCCTTTTTTAAGGCATGGATTTGTACTATCTAAACTTTCAAAGTAACTAGTGTTAGTATGTCTGTTAGCAAGATCAATATTATAAACCCCAGGATCTCCTGAATTAACAGAGTTCGTCCAAATCTTTTCCCAAATCCACTTAGCTTTAATATTCTCTTTCTTTACAAACTCAAATGTTTCGGACCAGTCCTGTAAGTGGAACCCTTTAGCTCGTTCTATAGCATCATCTTCATCAAGAGCAATAACATTTAAATACCTTTGAACCCCTTTGTTTGTAGTAGCTTGTAAAACATAGTTATAATACTCTCTGTTATTAAAAGTAAAGTACCAATCTTCGTCTAGCTGTACAGCCTCAACAAACCTATCAGTAATACCTACAGAAATATTGAAATTTGTAAGCTCACCCTCATCTAATTTAACATGTAAAAAATCCAAAAGGTCTGGGTGAGTTACATTTAGAATTCCTATAAGGGCAGTTCGTCTAGCCTTACCAGACTTTACATGCTCACCAACCTCATTTATCATCTTAAGAAAAGAGACTGCCCCTGGGGCTGAATTCTTAACATTAGAAATGTCATCACCTTTAGGACGAATCTTAGATACATTAAATCCTATGCCACCACCAGCACAAGAGATATTATACATATCGTCAAGAGTTTTTCCTATACTCCCTACAGAATCCTCTGGGGATATTACATAACAGTTAAGTAGATTATGCTTTCCAGCATTCCTGCCTGCTCCATAAATGATACGGCCCCCTGGTACAAAATCCCCATCAGCAATAGCGTCATGGAAGACCTTCTCATACTTAGCTTTATCATCGTCAGGCTCCGCAGAGGCTACAGCCCTTGCTACAATCTTAGCTCTCTCACTCCACTTAGTTTCCCCAGGATAGGCATATCTAGTGTTGAAAATCTCTTGTCCAAGGTCTGTTAACTTAAGTCTTGTCATAATATTTTTGATTCTCCTCTTTCTTTTACAACCATTAGTGTTTTGGATGATTCTAAATAACTTTTTAGTATAGGGTTATGGGTAATTAAGAAAACAGTCTTTTCTTTTTTCAATTCACATAGTAGATTATAGAGACCCTTAATCCCATCTTCATCAAGATTCTCTGCTATTTCATCAAAAAATAGTAAGTTGCTTTTGTGTCCATTAGACATAGTTAGTAAGCTTTGAAGACCTAGCATAACAGCAAGATTCACTTTCCTTTTCTCACCGCCAGATAAGGATATATAGTGCCTGTAATTTTCTAAAACTTCAATTTTTTCGTTTAATTCTTCATCAAATTCTACACTAATCGTCCCGTTAGTTAAATATCCTAGATAATAATTACATTGTGTGTTTAAGTAGTCCTTAATTGTCCTTATAACAAATTTAACCAGCCCCTTTTCTGAGAAAGCCTTGTCCCAGAAACCCATAATATCATGTCTATTATCTAGGTTTACTCTAGATTCATTAAGTGCAATTATCTCTTTGGATACCTTATCTAAAAGGGTTCTGTAAGTATCTTGCTCCCTACGCTCTTTTAGTTTAGCATACTCTAAAGAGCTAATATTTTTATTAGAAAGTATCTTCTTATTATCCTCTATTTGCTGCTGTATATCTTTCTTCTCTTTTTTAAATTTTTCTATACTTTTAAAACAGTAATCATAAAACTTTTTATCAATAGTATCATCTATCTTAGTTCCACACTCAGAACACTCATAAGTATTCTTTGCTCCAACACCCTTCTTTACTACAGACTCACATCTACTTATCTTAGAAGGTTCAAATTCCAATAACTTCCTTTTCAGGGTATTCAAATTATCTTTACATTGTCTTACCAAGTTTTCAGCAGCCAAAAGTGAATCTAACGAAGTAGAGTCTAACAAAGCTAATTCCTCTAAAGTTAAAGGATCAGAGTACACTTTTAGTCTGTACGAGTCGGCATCATCCTGTAACCTTCTAATTAAAACATCTTTATCCCTAATTTCTCTCTTAAGCTTGCTCCTATTTGCCTTGATTTTATTCTTCATATCAAATATGTAATCAAGGTTTAAAAACTTGTTGAGTATCTTCCTCTTATCGTCTGGGGTAGCGTCTAGGAAGTCCATACAGGCATGTTGACCAAATACGCAGGCTGCCATGAAGGTTTTTATATCAGTCCCTAGGAGGTCTTCTATGCGCCCCTGGGTGTATGATGCGTGTGCCTCCGAACAATCCTCACCATCAATATACAGGGTCAAAGAGGTAGGCTTCCTAGATCTTACAATCTTTATATTATCATTAATCTCAATAGATACTTTACATTTCTTACCTACGGAATGGTTAACCATAGCATCCTCTGTACTCTTACGAATGCTTTTACCAAAAATTCCGTATACAATAGCCTCCAAAAAAACAGACTTACCTGAACCATTACTCCCTCCTGAATCTTTATTAAGACCCTCAATTGTTATAATTCCATTATAATTAGAGAAGTCTACTTCTCCATGTTTATAAGAATAAAAGTTATCAAACTCTACTTTATTAATCTTCATCTTTAATATCCGATAGTACTGACATCAATTCTTTTTTACTCCAAGCAGTATGGGCTTGCTCTATGTAATCATCAATAATCTGGTCATTTATTTGGAACAACTCTACACTAGACTTATACCCACTTAGCTGTTCTTCGTCATAAGTAGGTTGGAATTTAATATCCCACTCCTTCACCCAGGGGTACTTTTTCTTTAAATCATATACAGAAAAAGTAACATCATCCCTGTCAAACAATATTCTAGCAATAATATACCTATCCTTATATTCAGTAAGAGTATCTAAGTTCCTAGTGGTTAAAACCAAGTGTATAGGACCTTCATCAAAAGGAAATACTTCTAAACCCTTCTCCGAAACAACCCCATAATACTTCTGTCCCATATCTTGAAAACAAGTTGAGTAGGGTGTCCCAAGGATAGTAACATCCCCTTTTCTATCATAAGTGTGAATGTGCCCCAAAATAGTCCTATTGTTAAAACTGTCCATACAGATAGAAAAATCAGCATCGCCAGCATTGTTGAGGGAACCATCAAAGCCAAAGTGACCATATACCATAGCCCCTTTAGGAGCAGAATCCAAAGCTGATTTAATAATTTCTTCATTTTCGTAATGTGGTATAAACCAAGCATCATGACCAAGAGCCATATAGCTTACCCTGGTTACACTATTTATTATAGATATTAACCCGCCACCCCAGGGCCTCTCTAAAATAGATAGTATAGTTAGCCCATCATCTGATTTAGTAGCAGAGTCATGATTTCCTCTAAGGATATAAGTATCTTTACTTACGCAATCAAAAAATCTCTTTACATCCAAAAGGCATTCAGGCGAAGGGCTGCGCTTATCAAAAACATCCCCGAGAAATATAACAGTATTAACATCGAGGTTGTAAAGATTTCTAATGGTTTTAAGTTGTTCATGTCTTAATTCTCTATTACTATTATGGAAATGAGTGTCCCCAATTACTAAAGTTTTCATTTAAGTAAAGCCCTCCAAGACATAGGAAACAATTCAGACATAATATCATCAATAGCAAATGAGAAATGTTGTGTCTCTTCTTGTGCTGTATAGCTGCTGCGCTGATCTACTACTCTAGAAAAAGATGCTAGAGATCCTGTCCAATACCATTCTGTATACATACACTGAGGTAAAACCCCCCGTGCTATCTCAGGGGCTAACCCATTTATTATCGCAACTTCATAAGCTTCTTTAGCTAAGTCTACAGATTGTTTATAAAGGGACTTTACTGTTTCCTTATCTTCAATCTCTTTATCACCTGAGCCTTGTTTAATCTTCTTAGCTGGTCTCTCACGCCAGAAATAAGGGGTATAAAACTCAGGCTCATAATCTACATAACGGCGAGAGATCTCATTTTCTACCAAACCAACCTTGTGCTTAAAAAGTTGTGTTCTTACAAATACAGGTGCTTTTATATGAAGCTGGATCTGTGGGTGAGCGAAGGGAGTCCAATGATTATTATTTGCTAAATATCTAATTAACCGTTCATCTTTTTCATCTAATTCTGTGCTATGCTTATTAAAAGAAACCCTAGCCGAATTAACAACCGTTAAATCAGAGCCCATCCAATCTACTAAACGAACAAACCCGTAATCTAAACAATAAACTGTATAATCTTTATTAATCATTAAAATAATTTAATAGTTCTGTAATATTTTTTACCTTACCATCCTCATAACATACTTCTTTGCCATCTCCAAAAGAGTGACCTACCTCAGCATCAATAGCAAGAGGTACATCAAAATGTATGCCAAAATCCTTACGAAGAGTAGGGGTAGATACCATTTCATTATAGCAAACCTCTAAGCATTCTTTTAAGGTTTCCTTAGGACAAACTAGCTCTAAAGAATCATGAACAGTTGATACTAGATCTGCCCCTAAAGGTTTCAACCTTGTAGAAAGACCTTTTATAGCACACAATATAATATCAGAAGCGGCAGACTGTATAGTAAAATTTAACCCTTGCCTAAGAGCCCTTCGTACAATCTTATTATCTCTTGAGAAAGCGTTAGGTAGCCTGCGCTTACGACCAAATATAGACACTACACTACCTGTCTCACTAATAGTATCGTAAGTGCTGTTTATATATTTACCTATTCCTGGGAACACCTCCATATAAGTGTTGATGATATGTTCCGCTCTATCCATAGATATTCTATTATTGTTAGCTAAGGTGAACGCAGTTCCACCATAAACAATCAAGAAAGAAGTCGCTTTGGCAATTTGCCTCTCCCCCTTAGTAACACTTTTTTGGCTCTTATTAAAAAGTAAGGAAGCAGAATAGCTATGAAGATCAGCGCCATCCTTAAAGGCAGAACACATACGCTCATCCTTAGCTACATGAGCTAGAACTCTAAGCTCCATGCCTGCGTAATCTATTGTTAGGAATGCCTTATTGTCAGGTGCAATAAACATCCTTCTGATATTGGTATCAGTATCTCTAGGAAGAGTATGAAAGGATACCCCCATGGCTTTATCAGCATGATAAGATCCGCAGGATAGCCTGCCTGTTACTGTACCATCTAATTTATAATCACAATAAACTTTATTCTCACCATTATACTCAATAGCCTTATGCAAGCCTCTTATATAAGTTTTATGTAGTTTTGCTGCCGCTCTCCAGTCTAACAGCTTACTTATCCACTCTCTTGCTTGCTCTAACTCATCAGTTGTTCTCTCTTGAAGTACACTACGGGCTACTAGTTTTTCTTGATCTTTTCTTCTTCTTTGCACGGTCTTTTAACTCATCTGTAATAAAATCTAATATTTCGTCAAGAGTAGCCTTATCAGTAGAAGGCTCTCCTTTGGCTGTAAGCTTAGGTGGATATAATAAAAACCCCTCCTCAGATGTAAAAAGTATTTCTCTTAAATCTACAGTAGAGGCTAGGTTAGCAGAGGTACTTACATGGGCGTTCATTAAAAGATCATCTTCTATAGACATAGCTTTAAAATCTAATGCTTTACCTACAGACCCTAGTTCTTTTTTCTCAACATGAAGACCCTCAAACTCCATATCAGCAAATACTGGTAATACTGGGCTTAAAAGTTTGGACATAATTTCCCAACAACCCTCATCCTTTAGCTTTTCCTCAAGAACATTAAATAACTTTAAAGTAAAGTAAGTATCAGCAGCATTACCATAAAGACAATCTGCTAAGGGAATGTTAACCCAATCAAAGTTTTTTCCATTTACTGTAAGCATTAGAGTTGGTCAATCCCTTCTGGGAAGAATAGTTTCACTAGTTCCTTAAGGCTCTTAGGAATGTCCTCGTTCCATAAATGGGCCATCAGCTTAGTATCATAGACATTTACTGGGTAAATTTCAATGTTATGAAGGAATTTCAGGTCAAATTTCGCATTATGAAATATCTTCCTGTTACGAGGGTTTATTAAAATCTGTCTTAGCAAATTAACTACATTTTCAAGCTCAGATTTAACAAACGGAGTATCCTTATGGAATAAAGGTATAGCGTAGTTTCCATTGGAGAAAGAGATTGCTATAGTATTAAGCTTGTCTGTAAGGAAATTAAGCCCTGTGGTCTCTACATCAACAGCTATATCCTCATCAGTATCTACAAGCCAATCTAGCTTATTAAGATCATCATATTCCGTAATAAGGGTCACAGGTATTTTATCTGCCTTAACACCAACAATTACTTTAGTAAGAGCATTCTTTATATCCTGCTCAAAAATATAACGGTTCTTAGGTTCTGTCTGAACAGAGAAAGGGTGATATACTGGTACGCATACGAATTTATGTCCATCATCAGTTTCTATATTGAAGGAGGACCCTCGTTTAGTGGTTATACCAGATTTCTTGGTCACCATCTTAAATGCTAAATTACCACAAGCAATAACCAACTTAGGTTTAACCTTATCTATTGTTTTCCATAAATGCTGGCGACAAATATGAGTATCGCTAGTTTTCATGTCTGCTTCACGAACCGTAGGGCATTTAACAGAAGAACTAAAGGAAACCGTACAGTCACCAGGGAGATTGGTATTAACAAGTATATCAGTAAGAACCTGTAAGTCTCTATTAGTGAAGGCATTACTGCGTCCATTATTGTAAGAAAAGGAGTCAGAAAGGAACAATACATCAGACTCCTCTAAAGACTCATAATCTAAAATACAATGTACAGGCTTAGATCTCTTTAATTGTGAGCATCCTTTGCATAATTCGTGGATAGGGCATTCTTCATAAAGATTTAAAACTTCCATCAGGATAACTAACTATAATATTTTGTGGTATGGGTAAAAATTACATAGATAACGAACGATTTGAGGAACTTATTGTATTATATGTCAATAACCCTAGAAAATACGAAGATGAATTATTTTCTTTGTTCGATTTACTTATATCAAATGTAATGGGTGCATTTAACTTTAATGTAAACCCAGAAGACGCAAAACAAGATTGTTTCGTGTTAATTTTAAAAACACTACAGAACTTCAATCCCCAAAAAGGAAGTGCTTTTAACTTCTTCACAACAGTTATTGTTAATAATTTAAAACTCATTTATACAAAAAATAAGAAGTATAATGAAAAAATTAAGAACCTTGAGGAGATGCTAGGGTATCGAAACCCAAAACCCTCCTAATTGACATTGTATTGTCTAGTATATCTGTCCTCTTTCCTCTAAGGCTTACTAGGCTAGGTGTCCTAGCCCTAAATATACAATAAGCATGTGGAAGTTCAAAATAATCTATCTCAAAATAGTCCAAATCATCCACCCTGGGTTTTAGATTATCCTTTGAACTTTCTAATTCATTAATAATCATATCACTTACAGGATCCCAAGGAGACCTAATAAGAAAGATAGCAGACTTATTATTTTGTCTACAATTCTTTATAATCTTGTTTAACTGGTTTTCAGTTCTAATCTTCTGTAGAATCATCTTTATCCTTAGCTTCTTCCTCAACAAACTCTACAGAATCAGAAGAAATCCCCTCTGCTTTCTCAGCTTCTGCTTTTTCTAACTCTGTTTTCATTTTTTCTAAGACACTCTGCTCCATAGAACGGAGTCCTAAAATAAAAGCAGCTTTAATAAACTCCTCTTCAGTATTATTATTCACATTAATAGCAGTGAAAAAGTTTTTAAAAGCAGTTGCCTCTTCTGTACTCAAATTAAATGATAGTTTCATACGGCCATTTTTCCTCTCAAGGATACGCAGTTTTTTGAAAGATATGTTCTCTACTAACGACTTGGTATCGTTCATGAACTATAATAGTGCTGGGAACAATAATTTGAAAGACAATTTTGATTTATCACCGTTAAAGAAGAAAAAAAGAAAGAATAGCAAAGCCAAGGGTAGTTCCTTTGAAAGAAAGGTGGCAAAAATACTTAATGAAAGGTTTAATACAAACGAGTTTGCTAGAACCCCTGGGTCAGGAGCCTTTGCTACAACACATACACTACCTAAGCATTTACAGATATGGGGAGATCTAATCACTCCTGAAAACTTTAAATATATCTTTGAATGTAAAAGTGGGTACAACAACGAGGGCATACATTCCTTGATAAACCCTAAGAGCAGGCTCTGGGGGTGGGTGACTCAAATGGAGCGTGATGCAGAAAGTGCAGAAAAACCATCAATTCTTTTAATTTCCCAGGATCGCAAACCTATAATAACATTTATTAAATATAAAGAAGAGATAGAAAAGAGTATTAATACTTATAGTATTGTAATAATAAACAATAACAAGTATATATTGTTATACCTTACTGACCTATTAGGTATGGATGACAGTTTATTTATTAATAAGAATTAATTTTTAGTAGGAGTAAGGTGATGGGTGTTAATATAAGAATAAGCACCAGCACCTCCTCCTCCACTCCTACCAGGATGAAATGCGGTAGATCCATCACCAGATACCCTCCAGGAGCTTACACCCATTGATAAGGTTCTACTACTTTTTACATCTAATAAATCTTTAAGAGGTTCTAGTATCATTTTATTTTGATCATGAACATACTTATTTCCTGTTTCTAATATATTTATATGTGATATAGGGTTGTTACCAGTAGAGTCCATACCTACTGATGCTTGTATAGCAGCAAAAGCTGCTAGTCCACCAATGGATTCTGCTTTATTTATTTTACCATTCTTAATTGTCATGGATTTTTTTAATATAGCTAATTGAATTGCACGATCTATCTCACCAAGAGCTTTCCCAGAAGTCCCGTTTTTCTTGTAATCTTCCATAACTTTATTTATAAGTTTAGTTTGAGAAAGGTCTCCTTTTCCTAACCCAGGGGTTCCTGTATTAGCTGTCAATATCCCTTTTATTTGTTCACTTACAAATTTTCTGACCTGAGTTTCACTCATACTTGGTGTTTTAAATTCTGTCATTATAGAATGGAGCTTTTCTGAAACGGTTTTCATGTTTGTTAAAACTGCTGTCCCCTCTTCTTTAGCCTTTTCGGCATATTTAGGATCCATACCCTCTAATACACCATTCCATACAGCATTTCCGTGATTATCGTTAGGGTCTATCAGCCTACTACATTCTGTCCCTAAACTACCAGCCTGTCCTAGTTTCACATATCCTTCAGTTACATAACTTTTAAGAGAGTCTCCTAATGTAAAATATTTTTCCTGTATAGGTTTTCCTGATTTTTTTATTTCTTCTTTAGCCTCTTTTGATAACTTTTCAAAGTCTATCTCTACTATGTTGCTGGCTAAATTAGAAGGAAGATCCTTAGGAAGTTCATTAAAAATATAATCAACATCAGATTTATCCCCCTTACCAGCAGAACCACCAACCCTAACCGCATAGTCTGGGTTTAGTTTGGATATAAACTCTGCGGAGGAAATCATGAAAGTTTTAAGAGTATTTCCTATTGCTTGTTTTATGTCATCTGCAATTTCAATATTTAAATCTTCTATAAAGTCAATCATTTCTCCGTACTTTTCATTTAAAACATGATCACCTTCTTCGGCTGCCTTTTTCATTTTTAAGACATTAAATGCTTGAGAACCCCATGTTGAGGCTAATTCTGTTATAATCTCAGTTGCTTGTTCATAATTTCCTTTCAAAAGGTGAAATGCAGCAATCTGAATATTTTCACTTGAGTCTTTTACAATGTTACTTATATTACCACCATCATCAGAATGATTAGCTTTAATATCTTTTTCAGGGATAGTATAATCCTCTGAGTCTTTATCCTTACGGCAGTTTTCTACATTTTCATTATACTTTTTTGCCATTAAATTAATAGGATTCCAATCAGCTACAGATAGCGAGACACCGTATCTTTTATCATCAACTGGGGCTACGAAAAAGTAAGTATTATGCTTAGGATCCTTTCTAACTCCGTCTTTAATTTCTTCCTGTAAGTCTACATCAAGATCTTTACAATTTTTTGATTTAACATAAGCATTAGATAATTTAGACATCATATCTAAAGAACCTGTAAGTTCTGATATATCTATATCTTCAAGACCGTAACCAATAGTCTTGGTTCTTTCAAATTTAATAAAACCTCCATCAATCTCTTGTTTTAAGTTCCAGGCAAGACTACCTCTAGACATACCTCCAAAAACTTTTTGTCTAAGCTTTAATTCTGATAATTCACGGTGCTTCCTACCGTTCTCTGTATAATCCTCTATTAATTCAAGTGAGTTACTATAAAGGTTTTTTAAATGTTCAATTGTTCCTGGGATTACTTCCTCTATAGAAAGTGCTTGTTCTATATCTTTTTCAGAAAGTCCTGCAAGAGTAGGATGTTCTGTATCCCATTCACCAAGAAGTCCTGGTCTACCAATTACTCCTTCTTTTTCTGATTCTGCTGCTCCTTCTCCTGCCCACCAATTTTGAAGAGTTGTTATTGTTTTTTGGTCTGCGGTCATTACATTAGCTTTTTCAAAACCTTTCATGGGACCACCTTCTATGAAAGGTTCTCCTTTATCATTTAATCCAACCTGTCCTGCATTTCCACCATTAGGAGGCGTTATAGTATTTCTTGTACCATCTCCTTGTCCTAACCCCCCAGCCGCTGCCTTTATTGCACCAATAACATCTTCCCCTTGCTCATTAAGCTTACTGTAACTTTCTAGTAATAATCTTGCAAACTTCATAATATTATTATATACATAAAAAAACCCAACCCAACAAAATGTAGGATTGGGTTTTTAGTTAAATCACTATGTTTTATACCGTCTTTCTTAGGTTCATGAAATCGTAACGGAATTTGACTTCAAAAGTATCAAACTCAGATGTTGCATAATTTTTCTCACCTTTAGTGAATGACTTGGGATAAACACCCTTTAGTTCTACAACATTTTTAATTTGACCTTTTCCATCAAATTCTAAAACTTTCATAGAACCTTTATAACTCCCATCACCAGCAGAATTGTAAAATCCAGTCCTCATATCAAATACTGTGGCTAGATACTCATAAAACTGTATGCCAGGAGAGCTTTTAAGAAGATTATCAAAGGTTATAGTAACCTCTTCTTGCTGAACCTTACCAGGGTAGAAAACTTTATCATTCATTCTATGAACTTCAATGTCTGCAAATGCATAACTAAGACCAGTAACTTGTTTAGCAGCAAGAACTAAAGATTCCCCAGTAAAGTTAAAATTTGAATTTCTTTTCATTGTCGCAATATCAAATTGGACTTCCCACTGATATGCCCTTACTGCATCTAAATCAGTAGAAACTACGGGAAGCTTCTGAGGATCAGAGTCTCCCACAGCATTACGCCTAGTAGTTGTAGTATCTTGGTAAATTGAATAATCAGCCATATTTATTTCTCCTCAATCAGCTAATTGATTCTGATTGATTAATTAAGTTAAGTTCGAAGACGATAATCTCTGCCGTCTTTGTGGGTCTAATAACAACTTTACACCATAGTTCTCCTTTTTCGATTCTGTCAGGAGTATTAGTTGTAGAATCACATTGTACCTTATACTCAGTAATACCTCGTTTTCTAGCTATAGGATCAATAAGGGAAGTAGTAAGTGATTGAATTTCATTCCAAGTTTGAGGATCATTAGGCTCAAAAGCAAACTGTCTAGTAGATCTTAGGATTATCTTACGAATAATAAGCATCATACGGCGAACATTAATTCTGTCCAATGCCGAAGGGGCTCTTTGAGTTGTTCTTTGTCCAAAGATAGTAATTCCTTGTTGAGGGAAGTTAACAATTGGGTTAATAACATTTCCATCTGAGTACAGAGCATCACGATCACCTTGCCCCAAACCAATTTCAACATCAGTAGGCTTAGTAAGCCTGCCTCTAGTAAACCCAGCAGGGGCAAACCAAGACTCAGCAATATCATCAGTTACGCACATTTGACGGATACCGTAAATAGAGGGATCATACCAACGATCTACACCGTCAAATGTACTGAAAACTTTAACCCAAGGCCAGTAAAGAGTAGCATATGAGCTATTAATAGCAGATGATCTTTCAGTAGAAAGACCGTTAGACCAATCAATAGCATTTTGCACACTACCTACTCCATAAGGAGGTGAAAGCACTGCTAGGAATTCCTTAGTACCTTCAGCAAGAGTAACTAAAGCGTTCTGAACGGCATCATTAGTTACACCAGGAACAGCAGCCATTGATAAGTTTAAAAGATCATTATCAAGAACTTGCATACCAGTTTTTCCAGAATCAGTAGACGCTCCTACTAAAAGAGTATTTATATCATCTGTATCGGTTGCTGCTGGGATGCCGTTAGTACCACCAGAAAGTTTACTACCAGTTTGAGCCACTAATTTTACAAAAGGAGGGTTTCCATCAGCGAAACTAGCAGAGCCTTGTAATCCTGTCCAAGTTCCTGTACCAACAAGCGTATCAAGTTTGTCTGAGAAGGTAGGCAAAGCGGTTACGGTAATATCATCCACCCCATTTACAATATTACCTTTTATAATATTAGACTTAAGGTTATCTGAACCGACATTAATTTTTGTTTCAATAAAGTCTTCGCCTGCAACAAAGTTAACCTGAAAACTCTCTGCGGCTACCCCATCCTGTAGGATATTAAGAGTGCCTACTGTTCCACCAGCAGTGGTCACAGATGCGGAGTTTCCAGTTTCTACGCCTGCATTAGTAATAGCGTAATTATAACCAGCACCAGGGTAAACACTTTGCAGTAGGTACGCTACCGATGAAGTATCAAACTCAATTCCGCTTGCAGTTACATCAGACGCATCAGGGCCATCGGCAACCCCACTATGATTCAAGCCATTAAACCCTGATGCCCCGCCACTAACCTGGATACTCGCCCCAGAGCCAGCAAAGCCTCCTACAAGCACAGCAGACCCGCCAAAATCATATACAGACACCTTAGACGCATTGGTTGGATCACCTCCCATAACAGCTTTAAGGGCCGTTGTAGTGTCAACCGAACCAGAGGGTACACTAAAAGTTTTGCTAAGTTTAGTAGCACCCGTATGATCCTTAACAACCACAAGAATAGAAGATGTTTCGCCCACGCCTATGGAAGAAGACATAGCTACTGCTGGGCAAGCGCCCATTGCTACATACGAACTAGCGTCAGCGGCAGTCCCAGATGCAGATCTTACAAAATATAGGGAATTGGTTGCTTCAAGAATCTCAAGAGATCCCTCTAAACCTTGTCCAACTATATCCTCATCAGGGAGACCGAACACAGAAACCAATCTTTCACCATTTGTAATCAAGGTCGCTTTGTTAACAGGACCTTTAGAAGCAAAACCTACTATACCTACAACACTAGGGTTAATTGCTGCGGGATAGTCGCTAGTATCTTTTTCAAGTACATATACTCCAGGGCTTACATAATTTGCCATTTATAATCTCCTTATACTGATTTAATTGTAAGAATTTTTCTTTTACTCATTATCATGCATTGCCTAGAAATGCTCCCAGGCGGCACAACAATCGTTTCGTGAGGTTTTAGAAATATAGTTTTAACCCCAACAGGGTAGTCTAAATATATCTCAAAAGTCTGTAGAGAAGTGTTTGTTATTGATTTCATTTTTCTCCTATATTAGTTAGGGGGTCTAGGAACTCTTTTTTGTTATTTTAAATCCAAAAATCCGTATTAATACTTATAATTTTACCAGTATTAGTTAATAAAAATTTAGGACTTGGTATATATCCTTGAATTTCTAATATAAAAGACTTTCTAAGAAGTCTTTCTTCTTTATCAGAAATATCCGTTCTAGATATATCCTCCTCAGAGGAAAGGTAGCATTTTAATATATTAGTGTCCTTAATTATAAGATTTTTATGTGGGTTGAATTTTGACCTTATTTGGGAAGATAACTGATCCAAATGTGAAATGTACTTAGACCAAATACTTAAGGTATACTCTATTTTTACAGGAATATCAACATAAGAAACTACCCGTTGAGCCCTTTGAGTAGCATCATCCCACTGTTTACTCATTTGCAATAATCCCCACGCTCTGCGTTTATCAGAATCCTCACTAACAGATGACTGATATATCGTAGAGTATGGTAAAATTAAATTATTTTCTTGAAACTTCTTTGCAATAATCCTCTCTTGGCGACCATGATGCAATTTTACTTCTTTATAATCTGATTGATCATCAATATAAGATAACTTCATAGATGATAAAAGACTTCTAAGAACCTCTTTATAAAATACAGAGGACATCCTCATATCAGACATCATTTTATCAATTCTATCAGTAAAATAGGATCTACCATAAAACTCTGGGGATTTTTTAGTCATTTCTATGTTATTAATGTCGTATGCGTATTCTTTAAATGAATTATTCAATATCTAAGTACCCCCCAATTTCATCAGCAACATCAGACACTTCTTGGTTAAGAGTATCTTCATCATCACGAAGAAGTTTAGCAGTGCATACTAAATGGTAAACACCATACATCTCAAACCCATCTTCCTGTACCTCACTAATCTCATATTTTTGGTTCTGGAAGTATGGTTTAAGTTGATCTCCTACTTTAGGGGTTCTTCCCAAAGTAGATTCAATATACGATTTATTAAACACAAATGATTGGTCATTTGTAAGCTCTATACCGAAGTTTGAGAGAACCTCTTCCACAATAGAGGGTTCGTAATAAGCATGAACTGTTAAAGGCTCTGATACAATAGGTTTTCTTGAAGACTCTAGATATACCTCATCATAATCCTCATTGACAAGTTGTTTAAAATAGTGTAAAGGTGAACCAGAGATTCTAATTATCTCATCATCCACTAGATTAAATAAATTAACATCAGGGTTATCAGGATCATAAAAAGATAAGGGGGTTGCCCCCTCCACTTTAGGAAGATCTTGCATCTGCCTGTTAACTTTAAATCTTCTTGACATTATTTTAATTATCATCCAGTAGTGAACATGGGCGGTTCTTCTACTTCATTTATTAGTTCTTCTTTAAGAGATTTTTTACTTTCAATTGCCTGCTGTATTAAAGAATCTCCATTAAGCTGAGTCCCACCCCCAGGACCAGGAACTACTTTAAATTTACCTCTAACTTGCCCCAAAAGTTGAGTAGCACAGGCAGTAGTATACTTTTGTATCCAGTTACGCATCTTAGGGGTCATAGTTGAAGAATTTAATGCTCTATATTCTAATATAGCTACATCATCTACAGAAGGTTTTGGGTATAGTTGTAAATATTGTCCATTAATAACATCCCAACCACCATCTTGACCAAGTATTCTTCTAGTAGTTTCTAAAGTTGATTGTAAAAGATAGTAATCACCTATTGATAAACCATCAAATAAATAGTTATCTTGGAAATATTTAATAAAGAAATCAAATTCAAGAGTACCTGCCTGTGACTGTATACTAAGAAGTGTTTTCTTAAATGTAACATATACTAAATTTCTTAATATGTATTGAGGAATTTTATAAAGATTATAACCACTATTTGTATGAAATGCCACAAATTGTCTAGTTAATTGCGGGGCATGATAATCCAACTCAGTAACAGCTTCATCTATACAAATTTTAAGCTGATGGTCATTTAATTCAACACGGACTACTGGGTGTCCTAAACTAGCTAAAACATAATCTTTAATTTGCTGCTCAAAATCTGTAAATTCTATAATGCTAGATTGTTTAGACTTATTTAAATTATCAAGATCTATTTCTTGTGTATCAGGGGAGGATTGGTCCCCTATGGACTTACTTGCAACATTAGAAAAACTATTTCCATACCCAGTAACATTAGGGATTACTACGGTTGCCATTTTTCACCTCTGATTTACTTTTTCTAGATTTTTGAGGTCTAGGTTTTATGTTTTCTATCTTCTTAAGAATAGTGTAATTAAGATACTCATTTGATTCTATGACTTGGTTAGGTCTTATGGTAAGTAATTCATTATTTACCATAATTAAAATAGGGAACCTACAAGTACTTCTGTATTTATATACCATATCTATATATAGGTTACTAAATAAAAAATAAGCCCACTTCCCCAAAAAAGAGAAGTGGGCTTATTTTTAACAATCAATTACTAGACATTCTCAAACGGGATCGTAAGACCACCAGTACCGACAATTCTAATAATACGATAGAAACGGGAAGCAGGAGAAACTGCTGCCTTACCGTAACGAGTAAGGATACCCTTTCTGGGCTGGAAGCTTTCAGGGTCCGTAATGGTTGGTAGTGCCTGGAACGGGATATACGGGGCATAAATAAACCCACCATCCATAGGACCAGAGCCCTTGTAACCCATAAGAATCTCACCTTCAGGGTAGAGAGGGTCTACATACAGGTCATAACGACCCATAAACTTACCACGGTACTGAATAGAACCAGGAGAGAAGTTAGTAGGTGCGTCAGACTTTTCAATACCCCCCGTTAGACGGGAAGCAGTTTCAAGTATAGTAGCCACTACTGGGGCGCAAAGCAACCAACTACCAGCACCACGCTGAGTAGTCTTATAAATATCTTGCGAAGCGAAGTTAATCGTAGCAAGAAGGTTTGCGTAAATGTCTCCAACATGACGAGGAGCAAGGTTAAGGGCGCTTGATTGGAAATCAACTAACCAAACATTAGGGTTACTCACTGACCTTTCAGCAAGACCTAAACTTCCACCAGTATCACCACGGAAGTTAAACTGATCAAAAGTGGAGTCTGATGCAGGATCAAAATTCATGGTGTTAGTTGCCCCTGATTGATCAAGCATATCGTAAGAGAATAAACCCGCAGTACTTGTTATATCATAAGCAAGACCACGAAGATCTTCAATAAGCTCACGATCAACCTCTAGGCGAATCTCTTTACCAAGAATGTCAGTAAGCTCCCGCTCAAGGTCAAGGTTATGATAAGCCTTAAGGTCTTGAGAAGCCTCAAGAGTCCAAAGGGCTCTCATCTTCTTGGTACGAGCGACTACAGGCTGCTGCTCGATAGTCATACTTACTTCAGGAATACCAGTTCCGGTTAGATTTTCTCCAGCGGAAACAGACCAACCATGCCCTCCAGAGCCAGTTCCAGTCGGGGGCCAGTTATGAATCTCCGCATTATAAGACGGACCCGACAACGCAGAACTGCCGAAGTCCTGAGAATCTAAACCGTGATTTGTATCTAAATCAGGAGAAGTACCATGTACAGAACTAGTCGTTAGACCTCTGTAAGTAAGGTTGTACTTACTGTACAGTTGCTGTCGGGTAGTATCAAAAGATCTAGCAGAACCTAGATAAAAGACTTGTGATACTGGGCCACTCATCGGCTGTACGCCACATAAACTGTTGGCGATTAATTCAGGGAAAACCCTGCGTACTAAGGGGAAAGCAAACTTCTGGAAAGTGCCGAGGGCACCAACAGTAGTCGTACCTTGACCAACAGCGGCTTCATCAAGACGCTCGGATTGTACGGACTTAAGTTGGTTTTCAAGAAGTTGTGCAGTCACTCTTTTGGTATAATCATTTTCGATGCCGTCAAGAGCAGGTTCCCATTTGGTAACTAGCTCGTCAGATGCACCCATTTCCATAATATCCATAACTACAATTCCTTTTGTTATCAGATGCCTATTTCATTAATTTAAGCATTTCTTCGGTTAAGAACTGATTACCAATGTTTTCCAATTGCTTCTCCTCAACCTCGTCATCCACATTACTAGTAAGGACTACTGCTTGTTCTGTGGATTCAAACAACATAGCCTCTTTTTCTCCTGCTAGAGTGTTAACGCTTTCAGATAGTGTTAGGATTTCCTTTTCACGATTTGAAACTTTAGATTCTAACAGTTGAATTGATTTAGCAAGACGGTCTTGCTCTTTTAGAGAATTAGAAAGGTCTCTAGCTAGAACTTCATTATCCTCAATAATTTCAGAAGCTTGGGATAGCCTCTTGTCGGATTCAGCATCTATATGCTCAGGACGATACTCTACTGCCATATAACCCATAAGTTCTCTAAATCTTTGGGCATCACGGTAAATATCATGTGATTCATGAAGCTCATTAAGAGCAGATTCCTTAATCTGCTCTCGCTTCATGGACAGGTAAGCAAACACTTTATCAGTAAGTTCCCCTACTTCTTCTTGTACTCGTTCTTCAATGAGTCCTTGCATTACCTGGGCGATCTCTGAAATAGTTTCTTCAGTAATTCCCTCAGGAAGCAGTTCAGCAATATTATCTATTTTTTTCTTATCCATGATTGTACCTCAATCTACCTATATCTATTATGTTAAGCTTGGTTAGTTTGTTTTTTACTAGTTTTTCTTTGTTTCCTACTATTTCCTAGATGTTCACACGCCAGGAATCTGCCACCCTCCACCTTGCGCCCTACGGTAACTTCTCATTCTCCTTCTGACCTCTTGCTGAATTCTGTTAGTTTCTGTGTTTTTTTCAGGTGTTGCTGGTTTTATTGGTTTCAATGCTGGCGTTGCTGCTGTTGCTTTTTCTGCTGCTGTTTTTTCTGCTGCTGTTTTCTTCTTAGTTTCACTTAATCTAGCCCTTACACCTCTAAAGATTTCTGTGTATTCTTTAGGAGATTTTTTTGATTCAGTTAAACGCTCCCGTAGAAGAGTAGAAAATACCTTTTGCTCAGTTACACGGGGGAGAACCTCATTAAGTATTTCTTCAACAAGGATGCTTTGTCTGTTTTCTGCTAATGTAGGATATGCTCCTCTAGTGGAAGGGTCAGCTACAATATCCCAAGTAATAAGGCGAAAGTCTTCATTTACATAACGCTTCCCATCATCACCTTCAGATAAAGTACCCATCCCTCTAGATGAAATACCTATTTGAACCCCACCTTCTACAAGAGCCCTAGCTACCTGACCCATAGGAGTATTTAATATCTCTGCTTCTCCAATAATTTCATTACCTTTAACATCCAATTTAGTAATTAGATGAGAAACATTAGAAAGCTTTACACTATCATGTTGAGGGTGATCAAGCTCACCCATCAATCTACGATTATTCATAGATTCAGTTAATTTTTCAACCTCTCTAGTAAGGAGAGCTTTAGGATAAATTCTTTTGTTATTATTCTCTTCATCTGCTCGTTGAAAAACACCTCTAACTTTCATAGAGGAGTTCTGCCCTTTACCCTCAGTGAGGATCTCCATTTTTTCAATAATAAAAACATCTTCTAATAACATATTACTTACCTTTATCCTTTTTTCTTCTAGCTTTCGCTTTTAGACTTGAAGCAGTGGACCCGCCATGCTTTATTTTTGTTCTTGCAGCATGGCTTCTAACACTAGACCATTTTGCAGAAGGGGTTGCGCTGCCTGGGGTAAAACCTTTAGCGGTTCTACCAGAAACCCTCTGCTGCTTGCTTTTGCCCCACCCACCAGAGGTGGTTACATACATCCTATAGGACCCTTTAGTTGAAAATATAGTACCAGGGGTAGTTTTCCTTAAAGCATCTTTAATAGTTTTATAAATAGGGGCTCTACTTTTACGAGAAGTTACCTTATCTTTTCGTTTATAAGTACCCCTACCAGAAGGATACCTATTAGACTTCTTCTCATTTAGGTTTCTTTCTTCTAGATCTTGTACCGTTTGAATTAAGCTCATTGGACTTCCCCCCTAACTTAACACCAAGTCCTCCTGTAGTTGTTGAGCCAGGAGTTACGCCAAGCTCAGTAAGGAGAGACTTTAATTCACTAATTTTTTGTTTAATTTCTTCTTTTAATTGCACTTTTCTATTTTTTTTAATACTAACTTCAGGCTTAGTAGGATTACTTATACCAAAAGAATTAGAAAGAACATTATCAACAGACTCTTGAATAACTTCTACATCAGAAATATCAGGGACATTTCCAGGCAAATTACTCCTCTTAGGTTTAGGGGTAGGACTAGCTATCTCTTGCTCAAACAAACTTTGAGCAAAATCACCAACGCTAATTCCTAAACTATTAGTAGAACCCATAAGAAACCTTACTTTGTTTCAACCTTTTTAGATTTAAGTTCACGGGACATTTTAGCTAGAAATTGAATATCTTCCTCATCAAGACCCTCAAGAAGGTCTTCTTCATCACCCTCTTCCTCTTCTTTCTCAGACTCAACAATGATGTTCTCAGCCTCTTGGAATACCTCTAGCATTTGGTCAGCATGTTCAAGCAAAACCTCGTCAGAAAGCTGCTCATCAAGCTTAGATTCGCAAAGGGGACAGGAATGCTCCTCAGAAACCTCTTTACCCTCTTCAATAACCTCTTGCTCCTCAACAGCAGCAACAGATTCAGTAATTACACCTACCTGTTTCCAAGCGGCAGTGCCTAGTACGGCTTCTCTCAATTGATCTTTGTTCATAATAAAACTCCTTACGGTAATACCGTCTTAAATATGTATATCTAATTAAATTTAATAAACGATTTTTACTAATTTTTACTCATTACAAAACACATTTACGCTAATATTATCTAGATTGGTGATGGTTTCGTGAAGTAAGCATGATCGGGAGTCGTTTTCTCTATGTAAAGGCTTCCCATTAACAAAAATATTAGGCGACCCTTCTGAAGGGTAACATCTTTTATCGGTTTGGGAAGTATGCACTCCGTTACACCCATGCTCTAAATCAGTAACACCAAACAAAGCAACAAACCTCCCACCAGCAGTAACATTATCTGAAGATTCTTCTTCTGATAAGGCTCCATCAAAAAGACAGGTTTCCCCAGTATCATCCCCCACCATTGCTATTCTTGCCATATTATTCTCCTGGGAATTCCTCTAGGGAATCCTCCACTAACTTTTCTATAGTTAGTTTTCCTGCTACTTTAGGAACATATTTAGAAATATTTTTAATATTTGAATTCACTGAATCTTTTATTTTCCCGAATTCAGCATTGATAGTATCATTACTACTGATTTTACCCAAAAGGAACTTAGATTTTAAATCTTGGAAATTAAAGGAATCTACTAAAGCAATAGATTTCTTATCTTGCTTACTCATCCTTTTATAAACTGATCCCCAAGTGATAGTATTAGAATTTCTTTCTACAAACTCATTCCCATCTTCAATTACTCCTCGTATTGCCTTAAATAAGGCCCTAGTGGCTGGTTCTGGTCTTGGTAATATCTCATAACCTTTCTTGAAAGGTTTTAGAGTATCCTTTACTTTTGAATCATTATACTCGTAAGTAAAGGATTCAAAATACTTGTCACCAGTAGCAGTATTTAAATAATAATCAGAATGAACCTCATCTAAAATAGGAGAATTAAAATTTTGTTTATAATCAGATGTTTTAGAAGTTATATTGAAATTAAGAATCCTTGTTTGATAATCAACCAACTTAGAAGTACCTATTGAGGTTATAATATCATTTCTGTCCGTAGGTATAACAACTATGTACCAAGGTATTCTTCTAGGAAGTACGGCAAAATCTTCAGATTCTGAGGGAGCAAAGGTATCAAAACTTATATCTTTATACTCCACATTCAATTGTTTCTTTTTTTCCATATGATCTAAAAATAAATCAGTATGATGAATATAGAAATTATAAAAGGGGTAAACTTTTGTTTTTACCCAATCCTCAATCTCAACAGGGTCCGTTATAAGATCATAATTACAAGATGTTAACCTTATTAGTGAATTCTCCCTATCTAAATCTGTTAAAGATGCTGTATTTAGTTTGAAGACATATTTACTAGACCTTTCAGAACTTAATGAAGCATCTTCCTCAATTTTAGCAACAGCAGCAGAACTTACTGTTAATTTAATATTAAAGGTATCCTTTATTTTCTTAAATGAATTAGTAAGATCTTCAAAATCCATAACTTTAGATCTATGAATTTGAGTGTCTAAGTCTAAAATAGAGTGATTCCCGTCTGCATACACGAAGTTTATTTGATCGAAATCTGTTATAGGGAGTGATGAAGTAGTCCCGTCACTTAAAGCCAAATCAATAACATCTGTATCATGAACAAATAATTGTTCTACACTTAAATCAGACTCTATTATAGGTAAATTCTTACTTAAATCACTAGCAATAGTTTTCCATCTAAGAACCCTTTCTTTATTTGATCCCCAATATTCTCTAGGATTTAGACTTTTAGAATTATTAACAGTTTTAATAATCTCATTAAGAGCAGTAAAAGTAGGGTTAACTACTAAGCCTGGATTACTCTTTTTACTTAAAGTGCCCATATTATCAATATCAGATATATCAAAACTGCTTAACTGGTCTTTGATAATCAAATCTTTGATTTTCTGTAGAATAGTGTTCTTTAAAGGGCTCCCATCAGCATGTTTTAAATTGTTTACCTTAACTCTAAATTCTTTTGTAAGACTAAGATGGATGTTTTCAAGTGTTAGATCTGAGAATATAGATTCACTATAGTCTGTTTCATTATCTGTAGAATTATAATACTTATTAATAAGGTGTATCCTATAATCAATTATGTTTGAAAATATATTATTATAATATCTCCCCGTAGGCTTATAAGGAATAAAGGGTAATCTTCTCCTTGGGGCGTATCTTTCATTAGAGGTAACTGGATCAAAAAGTAATTCACTAGATCTCCTATTAGATAAGTGATTTAAGTAGTCTTTTTGAGCGGAAGCTTTTGATAATTGCTTAGTTGAATATGATGCCCTAAAATTTCTAAGACTATTCCTACCTGACAAAAAGTTTAATATTTTTGTACCTAACCCTACTGTTTCACCTGTTCCTGGTCCTCCTGGGTCAGTGGGATCAGAATCACCACAATTACTACCTGTTGGAGGGGGAGAACTAGGCAAGTTGAAGGATGCAGTATTATCCACTCCATTTACTCCAACATGAAATGCTGTAGTACTAGCATTTGTTAGTGTCATTGTTAAAAATAGTTTTAATAGACCCTGCCCGTTTGTTTCTATAATGCCTGGGGGTAAATTCCAGAACTTTGCCTTATATCTATAAGCATCTCCTTGAATAGGAGAAAATTGCCAATCTCCTAAAGTATTACCTTGCGATGGAGCTAGAACAATACTATCAATTTTAGTAATAGCTCCTGTATTATCCAACGCTTCTATAATTAAAGTTCCACGGTTTTCTATGTCTTGTCCAATGTCTGGGTCAGTCCAAGTATTAGTACACATTATTATGTGTGGCGCAGGATCTCCAACCCAGTAGCAACTAGCCCCAGTGCCAGTAAATATTAACTCTTCTGTAGTATTTTGTATTTGTTTAATATTTAAACCAGCTATAGGGTTGGTGTTAGGAGCTACACATTGAAATGGTTGAGGATACTCAAAATCAGGGATTTCGCCCCCTGCGTTATCTGCTCGACAATGCAATTTAAGAAATTTAAAACCTACCCAATCAGTAAATGTTAATCTAGTAAAATGAAACCCATTGTTCTTTTCCGCATCCCTAGCATCCCCAGCCATATTAACAAGTTCAACCCTTTTTCTACCTTTATCTATAGTAGTAATATTATGTATGTCAAATGATAATCCAGGAGTCGAAGGAAAATCAAAATTAATGCTGGTAACATTTACTGGTTCCCCAAGGTCATTAAAAGTTAATACATCAATAACAGAAGTCCCGTCTTCTGTACACTTCTTCCAAGCAGTGTTCTCAGCAAAACCTGTTGCAGTTAAATAAGCCTCTCCTCCTGGAGGAGCATCAAACTGAATTTGATCTGACCCATTAATGATATCATTAATAGGCTGAACTTGGATAATTTGAATTTTAGCTACAGTGTCTTGGTCTGAAGTATATCCACAATTATTGGAATCAAAAGAGCAAGACTCGAAACTGTCACATATGGTAAGATCTTCTGGATCAAACTGTAATAGCACAGAACCAGTTAAGGGTTCAGTTGCACACCCACCGACTGTTAAAGTTACTGTTAAGGTTTGTGTTCCAGTTGAATTATTCAGAGCAGTAGTGCTTATAGTTATATGCCCAGAATTATTATCAATTGTAGAACCTAATCCTCCATCAATAGAAAGATTAGTGTTTATATTAGGATCAGATATCAGAACCGCTAAAGAGCCTCCCTGAGGGGAGAAAACTATAATATTGTCATCTGGGCAAACTGTCCAACCAAGATCACCTGCAGGATCATTAAAAGGTTCATTTATATGACTATAAGCGTCTGATAAAATTGTCTCTACTTCATCTGGGTCTGGGCAGTTATTAGGTACACATTTCAATACTACTACCATATCATCACAGTCCCCACCGCAAGAACCTTGATCCATACAGTCTGCATAAAGGTTCCCAGTTTCTGACACTGTTGTACAAAAAAGACCAGCCCCGACAGTAGCTTTCCAATTAGTAATTATTGCTCGATTTTCAGCCTCCCCTATTTGAGCCTCCTGGGGAGTAACGCCGTCACATACTTGGGTAAATGTTGCTTCTTTTATAAACCCCCCAGGGGATATTGGGGTAGTCTGTATCTGAGGGTTATTTGGGTTTATTTCACATCTACAAAATTCAATAGGGCCAGACCCCCCTCCACCTCCACCACCTCCATCACCAGGAGCGTCAAAATCTCTACAACAACCGTTGTTTGCATCCTTACAATCTTGTGGGTCTTTATACCCTGTTTTATTAGCAAAAACGAATACATCTGGGGTATTACTCTCATTTTCACTATTAAATGAGACATCTATAAAAGTTGTACACCCCTGAGAATTATCGCAAGGATTGGCCGCATGTATAGGTGAACAATAATAATAACGGACAGTAGTGCAACAAGTAGTAGGTTGTGTTATAAAATATGTAACACCATCCTTAGTGAAAGAATCAACAGTTACTATGTCACTACACTCATCTATAACTCCCAAGACTACTAGTTCTTCTTTGGTAAAAGTAGTATTATTTTGACCAGTACTTGCGCCACAATTAGGTGAGTCACTATAAGTACAATAGAAAACAGTAACTTCTATATCGCAATCACTACCACCACCGCCAGGGGGATCTCCTCCTCCACCACCAGGGTCTCCTCCTCCTCCACCATCAGGGGGTTGAGGCCCCCCAACAATGTTTATAGCCTTAAGTATACATGAATAAAGGGTTCCCATGACATGTTTTAAATTGTTCCATCGGCTTCCTCACCATTTACACTAAAGACTTGCTTTCTAGCATAAGGAGGTACATCGTCCTTATAACCCACAATAGTAAAGTTAACTGTAGGATAAGTTACCAGCATTGGACTAAAAGTTTGCTTTTGGTTTCCCGATACACCATCATCAAAGGTATCAAAGCTAGTTCCGTGGAAGGTCATTGCTGTGCCTTGGGGTGTTGTTCTAGCTCCCGCTATGTTAGGGGTTTTTGTTGCGCCTGCATCAATTAACTTACTGGTAATTACACCAACTCTACTAAAATAATGACTCTTTCTAAAAAATTCTTCTTGAGACCTATTATAGCTATGACCAACAATATTATTAGAATTATCAGGCTGTCCAAACCAAGGTGCCCCTTCATGAGCGGCAGGACTCCCAACACATACAAAAATAGTAAACCCAAGGGGACCACCAGCAGCATCACGGTTCTTTTCTACAAAAATACCTGTTTGGTGAGCCCCAGTTCTAATATCAGCGTTTCCTCCAATATCAATCGAAGGCGCACCAGCCATTAACGAGCAATTTATTAAATCAACTCTAACATCAAAATCAGTATATCCTAGTTCTTGTAATAGTAGTTGACTAAATGTAAATGTCTTTTTTACAAAAAGTGATCCATACATAGGGCACATACGCCCGTGACTAGTGGCTGCTCCTATATAACCAAACTGACTTACAGGCATATCTGTTATGAGAGGATTACCTTCTGCATCAAATTCATTTATATTAGTTGGAAAATTGAATTTTCCCTCAGCGTTATGTTTAACAGCGGAAAATAATCTATCATTCCTATGATTACCTCCACCAGGAAACCATTCCTCGTTAATATCCCACCCAGGAAACCTAGGAAGTTCTCCCACTATAGAAGGGACATGATAAGTTTTTAAAATACCCAATGCTTTTTCCTCTGGATCAGTAATGTCATTCCATTGGGCCCACTCCAGTTCCGTTAATATACCTTCTGGTCCCCATAAAGTTCCTCCATAAATGGTTCCCATAGCTACTGGTTGAGATATTGGGTTTGGTTTATTGATCTCAGTCATTAAAACATCCCTAACATCAAGAATGTCTTTTTGAACCTCTACTTTACCAACAGCGGGGTTAGCAAAAGATAAAGGAGGGTTTGCTGCCGCAACTCCAGCCCTTTCGTTATAGGATAGTTCCGCAGTTCTCATGAACGGTCTAATATCAAACAGGTCATTAGTTACAATAATGGGTTGTCCCCTCTTAACAATTACATAAGCAATAGGTAAAACACTTTGACCAACTAAAGCTAAGTTGTCTTTAGACAACTGACTCTCAAACAAAGGTGTTAAATTTAATAAATCTTCTGGGGACGGTATATTTGAAAAATTCCCTCTTAGCCCAATTTGTGTTTGCTGAGTATCCGCTAAAGTAGAAATCATTCTATTATGTAGGATATCTAAATCTACTGTATTTTCTGAAGTAAAGTAATTTGCTGAATTACCAGAGGCTGTTGCATAAGCCCCAGTATCAAAATAACCAGCCTCATTATCATAATTATTTACCCCATTACCATGACCTTGATTAAGAGCTATGACACCAGCCCCCTTTAAAATACCTAATCTTGGTGCTGATATTTGTTCTGGTGTCCCTGGGGGGTTCATAATTGTAGTTGAAACAGAATCAATAGGATGGGAATAAACGAATAATAAATCTATTCTAGTTGCTGGGGTTAGGTCAGTAGTGTTTGCGTAATCATTTTCATCAAAGTCGGGAATGGATATTGATAAAGTTTCAGCTACATCAACAATAGCAGTTCTAATAGAACCTCCCCAAAAACGAGTAAATTCTACGGACTCTTGTTGAAGGTCATTTTGAAATGCTGTAATACCATAGTTATGTCCAAAAGATCTCCAAATCGCAGCCTTGCTTTTAGGCATACCAGGAACAGTTAATCCTGAGTTAATTCTAAAGTCCACACTGTTAGAAAACTCAAGAGTATTTCCAACTAACGGTTCAGAGTTATGATGCTGTAAAAAGGTATAAAGACCAGTATCAAGTAAGGGTTGATCAATTATCTCTCCTGCTAAAGTCTTAAGAACATTTAAAGGTAGAGTAAATTCTTTAGTCTTTC